GCTCGTCGGCACGGTTACCAATGGTCAGACGGTATTCGGCGCGTTTGCGAGTGGCGCGACCATCGTCGTTGAGTCGGTGTCGGCTATCCCGGTGTATTACGAGGTAGGCGCCGCCCCTGTGGTGCAGCAGGGCCGTCTGAGTGCTGTTGTGCAGGTTGCGCCGACTGAAATTGCCGACGGAGGTTCAATGCAGGCAACTGCTGCAGCGTTGCTGACTGGCATCGTGGTTGCTACTCCGACCCAAGCTCGCAACGTGGCGTTGCCTACCGGCAGTAGTCTGGATCTTGCTTCAGAGTTCCTTGTCAATGACAGCATTGATTGGTCGGTGATTACGCTGGCGGCGTTTGCGCTGACGATGACTGCTAGCGCCGGGCACACAATTGTTGGCGCTGCGGCGACGGCCGCCACTATTGGTTCTGTTGCTCGATTCCGCACTCGAAAGTTTGCTACAGATACGTTTATCTCGTATCGCATTAGTTAAGATCGCAGATGGTAAACAATTGTGGGCGGATGGTGAAAGCCACCGCCCATTTTTCATGTCAACAAGCCGTGTTAAGCGCGCACAAAACGAGGTAAATTATGAAGCCAGGACTGTACGCAAACATCAACGCAAAGCGTGAGCGAATTGAAAAAGGATAGAAAGAGCGCATGAGGAAGCCAGGCGCCAAGGGCGCGCCGACTGCGGCAGCGTTTAAGGCGGCAGCAAAGACAGCAAAGAAAGGTTAGTAATGGATTTTCCGATTTTTGCATATCGATGCCCGGGCGCTTATGTGGGGCCGCATGGCCTAACTTACGACGTGCGCGATGTTTTGAGTGCTGCCGATGTTGAGACAGTGCTTGCCGATGGCTGGTCCATTAGTCTGGAAAATGCGTTCGAGCAATATCTTGCGGCTCGCAGCGCGCCGGCGGCACAGATTGCAGTTGCGCCAAATGAAGTGCCAGATAATGCGCCACCGACGCGCTCAGAAATGCTTCAGCAGGCTGAACGCATCGGCTTGAAGGTCGACAAGCGCTGGGGTGATGACAGGTTGCGGGACGCTATCGCGGCAAAAACACAGGAGTAAAGATCATGATTACCGGACCATTTGCGCCGCGCTACGGCGCGGGGCAAACTGTGGCTACCTCGACAATTAGCGGCACTACGACGATCGGCGCGGGCAGCAAGTGCTTGTGCTTTCAAAATCTTGACAGCACGAACACGATCCATTTTCGCGTCAGTCTAGGTTCCAGTACGGCGACGACAGCAGATACGATGTTGCGTCCCAACCAAGTGTTGATTGTTCAGAAAAATCAGGACTTCGACACAGTGGCGCACATTGCAACGGCAGGCACGCCAAGCTTGCGCATTGAGCCTGGTGAGGCGGGAATCTAATATGGGATATTCAAAGCTCCAGTTCGTAAACTCGGCGTTTGAAGAATTGGGCCTTGCGTCCTATGTGTTTGATTTACAGCCCGAGGACCAGCAAATGGCGCTGCGGCGGCTTGATGCAATGATGGCCGAGTGGAATGCAAAAGGCATTCGGCTTGGCTACCCCTTGCCGGGATCGCCGGAAGACGCCGAGTTGAGCGAGCCGTCGCAGGTTCCTGACAGTGCAAACGAGGCGATTATCACAAACTTGGCGCTACGTATGATGCCAACTTATGGCAAGGTGCCGAATGCAATGACGTTAGCCACTGCAAAAGCTGGCTACAACACGTTATTGTCGCGCGCTGCAATGCCTGGCGAGCAGCAACTGCCTGGCGACCTGCCTGCGGGCGCTGGCTGGAAAACTTGGCGATGGGGACGTGGTCCGTATGTAAATCCGCCAAGCGATCCGGTCGCTGTTGGTGACGACGCAAAACTGACCTTGGAGTAGCGCGCATGGCAACGATCAATCAACTGTCGCAGATGTCGCAGGTTTCTGGTGCTGATTTGTTGCCGGTGTATTCGTCAAGCAACGGCGATGCGCGAAAACTGGCAGTCTCTGCGTTGCTGACCTACTTTCAGACGCAGTTCGCTTCGCCGACCCTCGCAACCAACATTTTTGTGCCTACGACTGGATTTTCGATTCCAGTTCCGACGCCGGTGGCTCAACAGCAGTGGATGTTGCTGCAGCCTATCAGCACGCTAGCCACAGGCACAATTACGTTGCCATTGAATACCAGCACGCCAGACGGCACTGAGTTGCTGATTACGACCACACAGACAATTACTACGCTTACGATTTCGCTTAACGGCGCGACGGCGGCCAATGGAGCGCCGACGACGCTTGCCGCAAACGGATTTGCGCGGCTGCGATTTGTCACTGCAACTAATTCATGGTATCGGATCAGCTGATGGCGGCCAAGCGCGACCCAAGGCTTGAGCAGGCGGGCGTGTCTGGCTATAACAAGCCCAAGCGCACTCCGTCGCATCCGACTAAAAGCCATGTCGTTGTTGCTAAGGCTGGCGATCAAATCAAGACAATTCGTTTTGGCCAGCAAGGCGTAAGCGGATCGCCGAAGCGCGAAGGTGAGAGCAAAGCCAACAAGGCTAGGCGCGAGTCGTTTAAGGCTAGGCACTCAAGCAACATTGCAAAAGGCAAGATGTCTGCGGCCTATTGGGCTGATAAGGTGAAGTGGTAATGCAGATTCCGATTCTGTCCGGCGTCTACACTGACACAACGCCAGGCATTCGCACGGCCTATCCAGTAAACCTAATGCCAGTTCCGATGGGTTCTGGCGTTTCTGATTCTTATCTACGGCCAGCGGATGGCATTGAGCCTTTTACTACTGGTCCGGGCATTGACCGTGGCGGCATCGAGTGGAGCGGCGTCTGTTATCGAGTAATGGGGTCAAAGCTGGTTACTGTGTCGTCGACTGGCACGGTAACCATTATCGGCGACGTTGGTAACGACGGTAACCCAGTAACGCTTGCTTATTCGTTCGATCTTCTGGGGATCGCATCAGCGGGGGCGCTTTGGTTTTACAACCCGGCAACTGCTGTGCTTGCGCAGAATACTGATCCCGATCTGGGTGTTGTCGTTGACGTCGTATGGGTTGACGGCTACTGGATGACGACCGACGGCGAGTATTTGATTGTTACTGAATTAGCGAATCCCTTTGCAGTTGATCCGCTGAAATACGGATCGTCAGAGATTGATCCAGACCCGGTTTTGGGGCTGCTTAAGGTGCGCAACGAAGTCTATGCGATTAATCGACACACTATCGAAGCGTTCGATAACGTAGGCGGCAATGAGTTCCCATTTGCGCGTATTGAAGGTGCGCAGATTGAAAAAGGCAGCATCGGTACGCATGCGTGTTGTGTTTTTCAGGAGGCTATTGCATTTCTTGGCTCAGGATTTAACGAAGCGCCAGGCGTGTATCTGGGCGTTAACGCGCAAGCGCAGAAGATCAGCACGCAAGAGGTTGACGAAGTGCTGCTTGGGTTCTCGGAAGCGCAGCTGTCCGAGGTTAAACTCGAAGCAAGAAATGACCGCAATCATCGATTGCTATACGTACATCTTCTTGATCGAACGCTGGTATTCGACGCTGCGGCGACACAGGCGTTGCAGCAGCCGATCTGGTTCACGCTGACTAGCACGCTGTCTGGTTACAGCCGATTTCTTGGGCATTTCATGACGTGGTGCTATGACCGCTGGCTGATCGGCGATCCTACGTCGAATCGCATTGGCTATCTAACGCCGGATATCTCGTCGCACTGGGGCGATCGCGTCCGTTGGGAATTTGCGACGGTATTAATTTATAACGAGTCTCGTGGCGCTATTCTGCACGAGTTGGAGTTGGTGGCTTTAACTGGTTCTGTGGATATTGCAGATATCCCGGAGATTTCGACAAGCTATACGCTCGACGGCGTGACATGGAGTCAAGACAGATTTATAAACGCTGGTCTTATCGGCAATAGGAAAAAGCGCTTAACGTGGCGCAGGCAAGGATTTATGCGTCAATGGCGCGCGCAGAGGTTTCGCGGTGACAGCGATGCCCACATATCACCGATCAGGCTGGAGGCTCGCATAGAGCCTTTAACAGTGTGACATGGCTGTCAATCAAAAACTTAAGCTGACGCGAAATCAGCTTGCAACGTTTCTAGATAGCTTTGAAAAGATCCGACAATTTGAGCGGCTGCTACGTTTCACCGATACAAATGTTGTTTCTATTGATGAGCTGCAAGCAGATGTCGAGAATTTAACCGAGGATGTTAATTTTCTGCAGACAGCACCACTGCTGAAGCCGAATCAAAAATCGCGCGTTGGATCGTTTTATGACACGACAACGCAGATTGCAGCGGCGAGTAACACTGCCTACGAAATCACGTTAAATACGACAGACATAAGCCGTGGCGTCTACATCGGATCGCCCACATCACGCATTTACGTCATTGAACCATCGATTTATGATATTCAATTTTCTGCACGATTAAGCAATACGTCTGCCAGTGATCACCTGGCTTTTATTTGGTTACGCATTAACGGATCAGACGTTGCACACAGTGCGTCACGACTGCGAGTAAAAGGCACTACTGGCGAACTTGTAGCAGCATGGAATTGGTTTTGCAATTTAAAATCAAATGATTA